ACGTGATCGTTTATCGCGCCATCAAGGAGATTGTGCAGGCGGCGGTATCCATCAAGATCGAGTTGCACCAAGGCGACAAGATACTTGACACACACCCTGCGCTAGACCTGCTGAAACGGCCCAACGTTTTGCAATCCTACGGGCAGTGGATCGGCGAAATGATCGTCAATCGCAACCTGTTTGGCGAGACGTTTGCAGTCGGAACGGTTGGGCCAAGGTTCGCAGAGCTGTGGCCGATGAACCCGCTGGATATGGTGATCAAGCCTAGCACCTACGGCATTCCCGTGGCCTATTGCCATGAGAAGAACGGCAAGGAAAGGTATTTCCCCGTTGATCGCATGACCGGCCGGAGCGATGTGTTCTTTCTCAAGATGTATAATCCCGACGACTACTGGCGCGGGCAATCACCCCTCATGGCCGCTGCCCTTGCCGCTGATACTCACAACGCTGGCAGCAAGTGGAACTACAGCCTGTTGCGAAACAGCGCGCGCCCGTCCGGCCTGATCCGGTTCAAGGGCGGTTATCCTGCGGGCGAAATGATTGGACGCATGAAGGAATACTTCAAGGATGCATTGCAGGGCGCAGACAATAGCGGATCGGTTCCGATGCTTGCCGATGATGCAGAGTTTGTGGAAATGTCCAAGACGCCTGTAGACATGGATTTCCTCAACACCATGCGCGAAACGGGCAAGTATGTCGCAAGCGCGTTCGGGGTGCCATTGCCGTTGATTGATAACGACGCATCCACGTTCAACAATTACGAGCAGGCCAAGGAGCGGCTTTACACCGATACCGTGATCCCAATGATGCAGGAGTTTATCGGCGCGCTTGGCCACTGGATGCTGCCCGCGTATGGCGACGGCCTTGAGTTCAAGTTGGACCTTGACAGCATCCCGGCCCTTGAGGGCTTGCGTGAGAAGATGTTTGCGCGGTCTGTCTTGGCGTTTGAGAAGGGCGTGCTGACCCGCGAGGAAAGCCGGATCATGATGGGATTCCCCGCCAAGGGCGAGGGCGAGTTTAACCCGGCGATGGCGGCGGGAATGTTTGACTTGCCAGCGGATGAACTCAAGGCGCTTGCTTATGGGCTTGCTGATATGGAAACCAAGTTTGACTCGGGGGATAAGCAGTGAGCAAGGCCATCGCAACTATCGAACACGTCAAAGGCGAGACGATCACCTTCGGCCTGCGGTCTACGCCAGCATACGACGGCACGGAAACCGTGACTTGCGATGTCAAGTTTGCGGTTAATGGCGACACGGTTCCGGCATCCAGCGCGGCGGTTGTGCGGGCGATTACCCCATCGTTTTCTGATGCCGCCTGGCTGTTCACAATCACGCCCGCGCAATCTGCGGTTTTGGACGCTGGCCGATATATAACCGACGCAAAGGTCGTGTATACAAGCGGCACAGTTGACTATCCGCTGCCGCTTGGTATTGTGATTTTGGAGCGGGTCACGGCATGATTGTTGAGTGGTTTACACCAAGTCCTAAGCCTGCGCTTGAATGGTTCGGCCTGTTGTCTGGCACGCTTGCCAGCATGGGCGGGGGCGGAACGGTCGCGGTGGCGTCGGTTGTGGGGCCGCAGGGTCCACCTGGGGACGCTGGGGCTGCTGGTTCAACGGGCGACACGGGGCCAACCGGGGCCGCTGGATCGGACGGCAATGATGGCGCAGTAGGCGCTACAGGTTCGCAGGGTATCCAAGGCATTCAGGGCGATACAGGCGCAGCGGGCGCGACAGGATCGGCAGGCGCTGATGGGGCCGATGGAGCAACCGGACCTACAGGGCCCGCCGGACCCGCTGGCCCACAAGGGGACGCTGGTGCGACCGGACCAACGGGCGACACAGGGCCAGCAGGCGCGATAGGAGCAGACGGTGCAACAGGCGCAGCGGGTGCTGATGGAGCAGATGGGGCCACAGGCGCTACGGGCGCAACGGGCGCGCAAGGCATCCAAGGCATCCAAGGCATTAAGGGTGACACTGGCGACACGGGAGCCGCAGGCGCTGATTCAACAGTCGCCGGACCGACCGGACCTGCTGGCCCACAAGGGGACGCTGGTGCAACCGGACCAACGGGCGACACGGGGCCAACCGGGGCCGCTGGAGCGGACGGCAATGATGGCGCAGTAGGCGACACAGGTCCGCAGGGTATCCAAGGCATTCAGGGCATCCAGGGCGATACGGGCGCAGCAGGCGCCGATGGTGCAACGGGGGCAACGGGGGCAACGGGCGCGACAGGACCGGCAGGCGGCGGCACCTTCTCATTCTGCCAAGTGCGCAACACCGACACGTCTACAAACATCAACCAAGCCACTGCCGCAAACATCCCGTTCGGCGGAACAAACGACGCAACAGACTCGGACTACACTTTGGCCAGTGACAGCATCACGGTCAACTTTGATGGGGTTGTAACTGTGCAGGCGCACATATCTCAGAGCATACCTCGGGGCGCGCCATTGGTACGCCCAAACGTCGGTATCTGGATTACAAATAATAATACTAAGGTCAGTGGTGTGGGACAGACGGGTTACATCCGGAATGCCGACGGCCATAATGAGTCATCGTCGCATATGAGTACCACGTTCGCTGTGTCGGACGGAGATGTTATCCGCGTTCAGGGTGAAGAGCGCGCGGCATCTGGCACCGTTAACCAAATAGCAGGCGAAAGCCAAGTCACGGTAGAGCGGCGCACATGACCGACCCAGCCAAGCGCGCACCCGCATTCATCACGCATGACCCCAAGCGAGAGGCACAGATACAATCCCGGCTGCTGGACGCGCTAGAGGCACGGTTCCGGCGCAGGATAGCCAAGGTGCTGGCCAAGGAAGCGGCAGGGCTGCTGGCGCGCTACCGTGAGTTGGGCTTTGTGCCACCGCCCGATAATGACGACGAGCGTGCCGTGCGGGACGTTTACATGGAAATCGGCCTGCGATCTGCGCGGGTATTTGGCGCGCGCGTGATAGGCGACGGCAAGGCGCGGGGCCATGTGCTAGAGGTTAAGTTTTCATACGCGGATTTCTTTCGATCGGTAGCGACTGGCTGGATCAATCAGGAAGCTATCCGCAGGCGTATTACAGGCGTTGCGGAAACCACGCGCGCAGACATTGTGAGGCAGGTAGCGGCGGGGCAGGCCGACGGTCTAGGCGTTGATGCCATAGCGCGCAACATATCTAAGCGTGTGATAACTGGATACACAGTAATAGACAGTGATGGTGTTTCTAGGGTCGTGCCGTCTATCAGCCGGATGCGTGGCGCGCTGATTGCCCGCACAGAGACACACGGCGCGGCAAACTATGCCATGCACGAAACGGCCAAGCAGACGGGCCTAGTGCTGGTCAAGGAATGGGTGGCGGCAGAGGATGAACGGACCCGGCCCGAACATGCCGACGCCAACGGGCAGACGGTCGCAATGGATGAACCGTTTATGGTTGGTGGGGAGCGGCTGATGTATCCTGGCGATTCATCTGGCAGCGCGTGGAACACCATCAACTGCCGATGCTCGTTAATACACCGCGTATTGGACCCCGACTTCTAGAGGTGGCAAAATAAACCCCGCCAGCATCGTGTGACGCGGCGGGGTTGCCTAGTCCTCTAGGTCTTAAGCCCGACAAGCGGGTGTGTTGAGGCGCGGCGTGTAGGGATTCGAACCCACGGCGTCTGGTAGAAACTAGCGTGCCAAACGCGCCCCGTCGAGATGCTTTAAACCACTCAGCCAACTCCGCGCCTCATGTGGTGTGCTTATGCGACTTCCGTTTCCGGCTGCAACCCCGCAACGAGGCCAAGCACACCGCATCAATCGCGGCTTAGTAAGTTGCCCCGTCCCTGATTCCCCGCCAAAAATGAACATGGCCCACGGGGTTGACGCTATCGCGCATCAGGGCGTTTGACGGTGGGGCGGGCCGGTCTACAGGATCGGGCCGAGAATGGCCAACGCTTACCGCAATAGCCGCGCGTATGCAACCCCGCGCGACATAGGGTTTGCAACTTTGCAGAACTGTGCTAGAACTTTGCAAACGGCTGTCGTGAGACATCCTAGTCCCTTAGATGGAGCGGCCCCGCATGTCGGACCTGACAGCATATCTTGCGCGCAAAGACG